GGTCAGTGTGAGTTACATTTAACTTTTGATTAGGTACATTAGCATATCCAGTACCGTCAGAAGCTTTCCATAGCCATCCCCCGACTGCTCCTGAGGTTGGATAAGTTACAGTAACTGTACAGCGATTTGCTTGTAGAGCGAGATACCTATGACTTATAGAGTTAGCTGAGCTAAACTTTCTATTGGTGCCGGTTAATGCTGGTGCGTAATGGTATAGGAATGTATCATTGAGAGAAGTATTTGTACTTGTCTCTATTTGATCAGCAGATGCAGAGAATGCTTTTATTTCACTCATTGCAAAATTATTTATACTATTCGAATTTACTCCCATGTTTTAGTACCTTTTTACCAATATCCGGAGAAGTTTGCACTTCCTCCTAATGACTTCCAATATCTACCTATATTACAAGACCAGTATCCTGCTTTAGTTTTATCTTTTTTAGTAGCACATTTATGTCTAGCAGCAAATGATGCTCTAGCACCTTTCTTTTTGAATTTAACAGATAATCCAGTATCTCCAAAAGATACCTTTTTTACATTACCTTTCTTTGATTTAACATAAACGTAGAATTTTTTAGATCCTCCACGTTTTGGTTTGTTAAGGGCAACTTTTTTTCCTTTATATTCTGCTTCAGGTATATATTTAACTGAGGCTTTTAACATGTCAAATCCATTATAATCGTAAGTTTCATTTTGAATACTTACTGCTTTTTTAAATTTATCCATATCTATAACTCCTCCAATAGACTCTACTAGTTCTTTAATCATATCGAAATCTATCATTTCGTCTATGGATAAAGCTTCATCTATCATTTCTTCGTTTTCTATCATTTCATCAATAACATTCCCTATTTCGAAGATTGCATTGTATCCTGATGATACCATTGGTAGGTCTAATGGGACTTTCATGCCATTGTATTCTCCATGAAGTCCGATATCTGTTGTTTCTAGTAGAACTGTATCTTCTTCGTTAAGTTTTATTTTACCGTCTCTAAGGGCTTGTCTTGCCTCAGTAAACAATTGTATAAAGGCTTCAGAGTTATAACGGTAGACATTCTCGTGTAATGAGAGGTTGTTATCTAAATGGTACTGTAGAGATGGTAGTCCTACTATTTCTTGTAATTGTATCATAATATTACTTATTATCGTTTCGTTCTTGCCAGTCTTGTGATATAGAGTCTTTTTTTATTGGTCCTCCTTTAGCCCAAGTTCTACAGCTTCTAGCTGAGTGGCATTTAAAATGGTGCATCCAACAGTAACCTAATCGTCCATCTTCATCAGATGTAACTCCAGGCATACATTCATCCATCCTTGGTGAGATATCAAATGCTACACAGTTGCTACAGTTTGTATCTTTTGCTGCATCTTCTGTAGTATTCCAGTATTTCGCTATATCTTTCCAATAAGTACCGGGTTTACTTACATTTAATGGTCCATATTGAATATGAGCTGCTTTTATAGAAGCATCTCTATTTTTAGTATTTAACATCAGGTCTTGAGTAGCTGCAGGGCATGATTCATTTCCTTCTTTTAGTAGAATATCTCTTAACTTCATATTTCGAAATCTTTTCTATAGAACTTTCCTAAGACGTTATCATTAATATAGTTGTCTCTGTTCTCTAGTACTTCATTTATAAATAGGTATTTACATTCAAAATATGTTAAAAGCTTCTTATTCGGTACGTAGCATAAAATAGTACGTTCAAAATCTAGAGGATGACCTTCTTTAACGTATTTAAGTATTTCCTTATGAGACCCGTAATACTCCACCCAATCTGATTCTGTAATGATTTTTTGTTTTAAAGGTGTTCTACCTCCTATACCTTTTTCTTTACGTTCTAGTCTTAATTGCTCCAAAGCTCTTTTACCCAGTCGTTTATTACGTTCGAAGTATAGTACTTTTTTACCTATGTACTTCTTTTGTGTGGGTTTATGTAGAGTTTCATATATGAATCCATATGTGCCTTCTGGCATATCTTCAATTTCTGTTATCAAGCGACC